ACGATTGCCACAGCCCACCAAGGCGGCTGGCGGTAAAGTTGCCAGTGTCGCCGTTAAACGCATCAAGTTCAGCATGTGTGTCAACTGGGGTGGTGGCGGCTACGGCACCCGTTGTAACAGGAGTAAAGTAAATTGGTGAGGGGCGAATGAAAATACGCTTGTCGTTGCTTTCACTGATGCTCAGTTTAAGGTCGCCACCCGATGCCGAGTACACCACACGAATGACCGCAAGCACCACGCTTTGCGTCACATCAAGCCCGCTGGACTTTGGATTACTGAGGAAAGCAGATGGGGTGGTTGGGTAGGTGTTGGAGGCTGTCGTCACCGCCGAGCCAAGTTCCCATGTGATGCACTGGTTGGCTGTGTCGGTAGAAACATACACAACGATGAGTGCTTCTTGCCCGCTGGAAAGTGCGCTGTAGGAGGCACGCTTGTGTGCGCTTGTGGTGGTAAACGCCACATCCTGTGTGCTACCGGGGCCACCTGCGAAAGCATAGACCACGCCATCAATCACAGCGTGGCCACCTTCAATACGCACCGTGTAGGTGTTGGTGACTTGCTCACATACACCCGGCAGGTCTTCGGGTGTGTGTCGTTGTGCATCACCAGCCGCCGTGTCTTCCTCAAGGATGATACCGTTTCCATGCACACCCTCAAGCATGTTTGTGAGGGACGGACTGGTGATGTGTTGCCCGTCTTTCAAACTGTCCGTAAACACCCCGCTACCTGTCATGGATGCTTGGTTTGCCGCTGTGTGTCCCGATAGTGGATTGCCTGTCATTATGCCACCTCAATTGCAATTTGGATTTTGAGTTCATTTGCTGATGATTTGGTTATCGGTGAAATCGTGTACCGTGCCACGGGCGTGAACTCGCTTGTGTCACGGAATTGGATGTACACCTCCTTGATTTGGTCAGCAAATGTGGTGTCGTAAGGCAACTCAGCCTCAACGAGCAGGGAGGTGTCATCAATCACCGTGATGGTAGGGGTGAGGGTGACAGCAGGGCGACCTGCCGAGCCATCGTCAGTGGTGGCTGGTGTGCCGTCAAAGCCCAAAATGACCTCGTTGATGTTGCTGGCGAGCGTGTCAAGCAACAACCGTCGCATAAAATCGCTAATCGGCATAGATGTTCCTCCGCTCCCTCGTCTTGTTTACACCGATGGGCAAGCCGTTCTTACCGATTTTGCCTCTATCGTGCGTTCCTTTCACACCACCGATGAGGTATGCTGTGTTAAATACTCCTCTTTCCTTAACCACCGATACGATACGCAATTCCACCTTGCCGAACAAGGCCAAGTTCTGTTCTACCACCTGTACATAGGTGGCGGGGTTGCTGTCGTTTGCGCCCACGGTACTGCCCTCAGCCACGCCTTGTAAGATGCCTTCAATACCTGTGTCAAGGTTCATCATCGTAAGGTCGCTCATGTTCTTCATTGGCATGTGTTTGATTTCCGTGACGACCTTATTGCCACCATCGTACTTGACAGTCATGCCGGGGCGCAAGTTGAGCAGGTTGAGGTGGCCACCACTGGATATTGAGCCACGGATAAGCGAGCGTGATTTGAGTACCTGTCGTGCGACACGGCGGGCGGCGTTAGTGGTGCGGGCGGTGTTGTCCACGATGGGTGCGCTGTCCTCTCGCACCTCCTCTACCTGTCCTTCTACATCGTCCACCGTGACAATCACCAAGTCATTGAGAGCCAATGGTTGACCCTGTATGGTGACACGGTTGGAGATGTTCTCAATTGGGTTATCGGTCTTGGCACCAAATCGCAAGTTTTTGTCCACAAACACGCTTGCCTCGCTGAATGTGATGGGGATGTACAGCAGGTTGCCAAAACGGTCAAGCAAGAGCATACGGCTGTCGTGTCGGCCAAGGAAGCGCAGGGCGGTCATCAGATTCATGTTGTTGAAGTCATGACCCACGAAGCGTGTGCTATGCTTGCGTGCTGATGATGCGGTGACATTTTGTGGGCGTGAGATGTTCACGCTGGTTGCGCCGCTGTTGATGGACTCGCCAAGACGCACAGCCAAGTCCGTGGTACGCAGGCCCACATCAACAGGCTGGCCAAGTTTGACGGTGCGACCAGTGAAACCGATACCGTCCAGCGTCTTGCCCTTCATATTGCGTAGGTTCACCAGCACACCAAACGATGATGACTCAACCGTGTGCGGCAGTAGGCGTTGCGCTGATGCGTCTGCGTTGTAGATGAGCATAGGGCTGTTGGTGCTGGAAATTAAATCATCAGCAAAGAAAGGAGCGGTATTGAGCGAGTGGCCGGGGATGTTGTTATGCGACAATTGGATGTACGATTCGCCCTCAAGAATGCGATAATTGCGTTGCGGCATCACTTGTAAATTACGAGTATTTTTCTTCTCCACCGTGACCTTAGCCTTGTTTGCCTTTTGCACGCTGATACGACCGTGATGAATGGCGTTGTCCACGAATACGGGCTTACGCACATGCGTCATGACCTCATCTGCGTCAGTGCTGTACCGACCAGTCCTTGTGTTCTTGAGGACGGTCATTCACACCGCTCCTTCAAGTGTTCCCATGCTTTTTTCATGGGTAATTTTTTACCCTTTGGCGTTTTTTTCTCAAATTCACGAGCCATTTTTGGATGTTTGGCATACATGAAACGCCGCTGTGCTTGACTTACGAATGGCACATGACTTCACCTCAGCAGTTCCATCGCTTCAAAGCCGCTCCTTTGGGTGTCAGTTTACCTTTCTTGCTGGTCGGGCCTTTTACGCCCGACATACGAGCGCAAAACGACTTACGACGCTTTGCCTTCTTTGAGCCGGGCTTAAGTTTGCTCGGCTTGGTTGTCACTGGCGGCTTGAGGTTCGCACCCTCTTTACGCTTAGCGGCGGCACGACCCTTGGCGTTCAGCCCACCTTTGCGGTGGTGCTTGTTTGGGTTGTAGCCATGAAATGGTTTGCTCTTCTTCTTGGCTTTCATCACTGCAAAAGCCAGTTCAGCAGGAGAACAACAATCACAAAAGTCGTAGTCCATCACGAAGCATCACCACTGTGGTCATTTGAATTGTAGGTCACATCTCCTTTATGGCCTTTGGGATGCAGGGATTGGGAGAAGCGAGGGTGGACGGTGTAATCCATGCGCTCTTCCTTGCTCTCACCCTCTTGATGGGTGCGGCGGCGGGCGGCATCTGCACGGTAGTGTTGCAGGGTGTTTTCACTCATCACGACACGGGTAATCTCGTTGTCCAATAACGATGAATCAAATCCACTGGCGGCGGTGCCGATAATTTTCGGGCCTTGGCTCATAGGCACGGTGTCGCTTGCACTGATGTCCATGTAGTATGCGGGCACATATGGTGGATTGGTGTCGGGATTGGTGCTACGGATGTAGGAGCCTGCCGATGCTTGACCGTTGGTTGTTTCGTACACATATAGTCCGTACTTACCACCAGCAGTGGCACCGAAGTAGTTGCTACCGTACTGTGGGCTTGACGAGTGCAAGTTGAGGTTGGAGCGGAACATCTCAGCGTGTTGTTTGTCCAGTAAACGAACTGGGCGCAACATGTAGGAAATGCGCTTGTCGGTGAGGTTGGTGCGCTGGTGCCCGTTGGTGTCGGTTTGATATGGATTGCTGGACTTCCAAACAGACGCCGAAGTGATGCCATACTTCTCAGCGAGGTAACCTTCTACTTGTAGCACTTCGGTTGCGGATAACACACGGTTGTATTGAATGATTTCAGCAATTTGCCCATTGAGGTAATACGGGGTAGGCACTCGTCCTATACCGTAAGTGCCCGAAGTCGCTTTGAAGAAAGCCTCATTTTTTGTACCCTTCAACACACCATCTACTCTAAAGGTCTGTGTTGCGGTAGCACCCGCTCCATCACCACCAGCAATTTGCGCTGTGAGTATAGAGGGTTGATTCACTGTGACTGTGTCGGTGCCAGCACTTATCGCCCCAAAATTGGCACCCCTACCATACCAAAACTGCCAACTGTTGCTTGAACCAGTCATGTTTCCATAAAGATTGAAACCCTGTACATTGGGAGAAGTACGCCTGCTAACCACAATACCGTTATAATTGTCATTGTCCGTAGTAATCGCCGCTACAACAAACAGTGTCATTTGATTGGTGTTTAACAATTCACTGAATGGTGCAGTCATTTCATCGCTACCGTCGCACGCTACCAAAGGCATGTTGTTGAAATCGCTGTCGCTTGCTGTGAATGTTGGTTGAGCACTGGCCGTTGCTTGAGTGAACTCATGTCCGTTTCCACTCACATCTTTCCATGAGGTGACAGCATCTCCATCAGCCAAATCAAGGCTGTCGGCTTTGAGCCATAATGCCATTCCCGATGTTGGTATGCCACCCCATTCGGTATCGTCAATCGGTGATACGAAGTTGCGTGCTTCTGCAATGTAGGTACCGCCGAGTGGATTGAAGTTGGAGGTGTGGGAAAGGCGCATGGCACCACCCTGTGGCTGGCCGCTGAAGTCAAGAGCAGTGAGGTCGTAATGGCCAATCGTTTGCGAGCCTGCTTGCATTCCACCATGCACGATGACACGCTGGCCTACACCACGGTCAGTATGCAGACTGTGAGCCTCGGTGTTGATGGCTATGAGGTTGTCATCCACACCCTCTACATTTTCGGTGTCAAGACCGATACGAGGCGCACTACGGCTTACAGCGTCCTTGTGTGGAGAGTCGCCGCTAAGGGTTTCTACACGGTCGCTTACCACGGCTTCGGGCTTGAGCAGGCCGTCTTCTGCGATGTCAAGGCGTGCGCTGATACCACGAGGCACCTCGTCAGCCTGCAACACATCGTTGCGGGCACGGATGTAACCGTCATTCATATTAGGCTCAGCGGTGTGATGAGACAGCACAACACCCGATGCGTGATACGGCTCGTCAAGGGCTGTCAGCACATCCTCGTTGAAAGCAGTGGGGTATCGCAAACCACGCCCGTGTCCGTCGTCGCCAACACGATGAGCGTTAGTAGGCATGTAAACATCCACAAGTTCAGTAGCGTCGTTGTTGTTGGTGTCGTTAAGCCGCCCACCAAAGCGTGGAACTGTAACACCACCAACGACAGACAAATTTCCGTTGCTTCTGTTGATTATGCCCTTCATGTTGACAATCGGCCTTCCACTGTTGTAGATTCGTCGGTATGGTGTACGGTCGCTTGTACGGTCATATTCGTACACATCGGCGGCATCCCAAGCAGGGCGAATACCAAAGCCACGAACAGGATGACGGCGTACATCCTCACCACGGGTGTTACCCCACCAATCCACCAAGTAGTAGGCTACAGCCTCGTCCAACTTGTGAATGCCCTTACCCTCACTATCGCCCCACCAATCACGAAGCACTGTGCTTGCGTTGCGTAGCGTGCGTACAGGACAACCAAACGGACGAGCGACACGCATACCGTCGCTATAACGCACCTGCCATTCGGGTTTATCCACACCAAGCATACCGCTGAAGTTGGTTTGACGCTCCATAATACCGAGTTGGGTGTTGGGGTATGTGCCATTGGAAAGGCCACTCCCACCTGCGTATGTCCATGTTTCAGTTTCACCTTGCACAAGTGGCCCGTGTGGATAACCTACGACATTGTTGGTAGTCGTCACAGCCGCCTCACGGAATGCACGCATACCGTACAACGACCACTGTGGTTTGTTGTAAGGTTGGCGCAGGCCGATACGATAGCCGAATGGTCGGGTGCGTGTTTGCACGGGTGTAAATGTGAGCGTGGTATTTGTATTTGTAGCCGTTGCATTGGCACTCAACTCAAAAGTCGTAGCGTTGGTGATGGATAAAACCGTAGCACTTACGGGTATGCCAGTACCACTCACACCCATACCGACTACAAGTTTTGCTGTAGAGTCCATGGTGATAGTAGCGTCTGTGTTTGTGGTATCACATGTTGCATCGGTAAACGCATCGTATGTGGATTTGACCACACCGTTGGCGACAGCATACGAACCATCATCGTCTTGGTCAGCCCACACAGGGCCATCAAACGAATAATCTCGTGGATAATCCCATGAGGCTGAGACATATCCATACCCGTCAAGACGGCTCACCAATGGGCCACCACGACTACCACATGGCCAGTAGTGGTTGAGGTTGGTCTTGGTTGCGGTAT